TTCTTTAGCAAAAGGTGCTTGAGAAGACAATATTAAAGAATAAAGTCCTGTTTCTGAAATAAAAATGTTTTGACCTTCACGAAAAGAAAAGTTTTCTTTACCCAAAGTATGGTTACTTGTAACCATACTTTGGGTGGACAACAACTGTCCACCCAAAGTATGGTTACTTGTAACCATAATATTAGACAATATATTTTTATCTTCATCTTCTACATAACGTTGTAAAGCTTTTAAGGGTGCTTCATACCCTAGTACTTCACACACATCTCGACCACAAAAATATGGTTCGTTTATAGTTCCAGATAACTTAACTTGGTGGTTCTTTCCACCAATATTAATAGTCATATATTCGCGACACTTTGTCAAGTCGATTAAAGCATTCATAACTTTATTATTTTATAGATTATCTTTCTAAAATTCAATTTTTTTCGATGGAAGAGGAACCAAACAAAAGACTTGTCGTTTAAATTTTGATTATTTTTATGCTTATAAAAAGCATAAAAACAAAAAATGTTAGTAAAGCAAATAGGGTTAAAATAAGCATAATTATTATAATTCAAGAAAATCTTTACAACAATTTACTGTTAACTCTACTAATTTGTTTTTATAAGTTTCAAATGCTTCCTCATAGTTTTCATTTAGGGTTCTTTCATCCACGATATTTTTTATTTTTTGTGGAAAATTGTGGTTCAATCCATTCACCCAAACTTCCTGTTCGCTTAAAAATTTACATGTTTCTGTGGTGTATCTGTTCTTTAAAATAAATTTTTTAGCATCATCTAAGTCTTGATCAGTAATACAACTACAAGAATAATATAACATATTTTTAATGTTTACAGGAATATCAAGGTCTTGTTTAAGCATAATAATGTATCCAAGATATACTTCTAATTCATCCACACTTTTCAATGTTGAAACTTTATATCTAGAGAAATTTTCTAAGGCGTGTAGAGTCCACGAACCATTTATTAAAATATTAAAAAGCTTGTTAAGGTCAAACTTGTGTATATTTAAGGAGTGTTGTATATCAATATATATAATGGACAAAGCCATCCTATCTCCACATGTTTCAGTGGCATTTTCAATTATAATATACAAAGCCTCCCTAAGACTTGTATTTTCGGTAAGATCTGCTTCTTTTAAAAACTCGGTTATTTGGAGACAAATAACCTTAAACAATTCTTTATCGTTTTTAAACTCAAAAATATCCTCAATTCTCAGTAACCATGTTTTTATTTGTTTCTGGTCTATGTTTACCAAATTTTCAACTGTGTCAAATAGAATTTGTGATATTGTTTTATTTTTCGTAGAGGCTCTTTCTAATCTTAATAGACGTTGAGTTTCTTGATTTCTTTCAATTTGAAGTCTGTTTTCTTCCATGTACATTTCATAGTTAGCGTTAGAAGACTCAAGAAGTCTGTTGTTTCTTTCGTCAATTGTACAAAGATCTCGAACACGTTGCTGTTGTTGCTGTGCTCGAGCCCATTCGTCACCAGATCTACGAGCCGATGAAAGAACTATACTATTGGCAAATGCTTCCGCTTCAGCACGTTCACGGTCAATTTCATCAAGTTCATTATGGTCAATAGTATTCCTGAAATGTTCAATTAAATTATGCCAAGAACTTTCCATTTCTTGATCTTGATTTTCATTACGTTCTTCTCTTCTATCGTTAATTGAAATATAAATTTTAGGACCTTTATACGATTCTTGATTAGTTAGTTCCATAATTTGAGCAACTTGTTCTTGTGTAAAATTACATCCATCAAGATAAAAAGTGGTCGATTCGTCAAATATATCAAACATATAGTCAAATACATCATTGATTGAATTGTAAGACAAGTCAATTGACTTCAAATTTGGAAGGTATTTGATACAATTTGGAATACCAGTTAATATATTACGTGAAAGATTTAATTTAACCATGTTTGTCAGATTTTCAATATTATTGGGTATACTCTGTAGAGCATTATGACTTAAATTTAATTCGGTTAAATTAACCATAACTTCTCCTATAAAATCTGGTAATATAGCTATTTCATTTCTACTAAGGTCAAGTTCTTCAAGTTTTGAAAGTTTTATTAAATCTGCGGGTACTTCAACCATATTTCCCGTTAGTTGTAATTTTTTTACTGCAAAGGTTGAAATATCCATAGAAAAAAATCTTTGATATGGTAAACATAAAGATTCCCATTCTTGTATAGGTCCAATTTCCCATTTTTTATTTTTGGAGTTATAAGTTGCCATTTTAATCAATCATTTTTTTTATAAAAAAAATCAATTTTGTAAGAAAGAAAATGCCCTTAACTTGTTGGTTAAACTTTTATTATTCTTCCATGTAAATATCCATTTTATTTGTTGTTTTATTTTGACGTTTTTTGACCTTAACACAATCAATTTTCTTTATGTCAATTTTTTATGCCTTGTTTGTAGGCATAAAAAATTATTCTTTTGATCTGAATATAGCTTTCTCAGATTCTGGTAGAATATAATCCATAAGATAATAATAGTTTCCTCCAACATATTCAGGGTTGTTTAAAGTCATTAAAGAAAATTCTTCACTTACCCAAGGCGATGGTAGATCTTCATCTTTGAAGATGTGTTGAACATTATCATGGATAACGATGGGGCTAAAGCCCCATCGTCGACCACGTCCAGAAAGGACGTGGTTATCACCACCATCTTTATTTAATAAATTTTTAAAAGTCGAGTGAAAGGTTTCGTAAGAGTCTAATTTCTTGATGTTTTCAACAAGATTTAAAAAGTTGTATTCAACCATAACATCAACAATAGTTTTATATTTTGAATTTAAATCAGAAGAGGTGGACGTAAACTTTATTTTTTTTTGTTTTAAAGCCCAGTTGCCTAAATTTAAATAAAGGTTTAACAGATCCTTCAACAATGATTTCGACAATGCAAAAAATTGTTTCAGTTGTGGGTCTCGATACCATACACATTTCACAATTTTTTCGTTTTTCTTCAAATTAAAGGTGTCTCCGAACCATTTTTGCCCCTCATTATTTTGACATTGAATTTTACCCAAAATGTACACTGTATCATCTTTCAGTTGAAAACATCGATGACTACCGCTACTAAACCACACGGATTTTAAAAGGTCTTCAAAACCATATTTAACACTTTGAAATTGAAATGCTTCAGTTAACCTTATGATTTTGAAATCGACACTATTCAAATAATCGTTGTGACTTCCCATTATTTGGTTATCTGAAAGCTTAACCAACGTTTTATAAAATAAATATGCTCGTTGAGGAACAGATACACCACAATCTAATTTTTCTGGATGGATATAGTTGTTCATCTTTTTGAGGTTAATTGCACCTTTATTATTGTCAAAATTCAAATCGACTTCAAACCGTGAAGACAGTTGATTTATTAATGCTGTTACCATGCCTAAATCGTCACTTATATTTTCATTACATTCCGATACATGTTTTAATGTGTTATCGTACCCTTTTATGTTCTGAAAACATTTTTGACAAATAAAGCCAATATCTCTATGAACAAGACATTTTTTGGTCTTTTGATGAGTCGATAGTTTGCTCTTGTCTCCAAAAGTCAAGTTACAATAAGTGCAGTCATACATTTTATTTATGGTTATTTTTTGAAAATAATTTCATTTTTCAAAGGTTGAAAGAAACTTTAAACAACAAAATATTTCTCAACTTTCGCAAGCGACTGGTCGACTACAATTGATAGTAAATAAATGAACAAGGAAAAGTGCAAAGAGTGGGCGAAAGATAGACTGAGTCCAAGCCCAAGAAACCCACTTACAAACAGGAATATCAAGAAAAATGGCCCAAAATACAAAGAGTTGGATAAAGACTGCAAGGACCTTATTGTTGATATAAATTCTGTTTGTAGGAAATGGTTAAAAAATAACCATCCACAGTTGTATTCTCAAGTTGGGTCACAAGCACCACCAAAAAAGGATACTCCACCACAACCTAAAAAAAAGAGTCCAAAAGTACCACAATCACCACCAGTTGATTTATTAACAGATGATGACAGTTCTGATGGATCAAGTGGACCACAAAATTTTTATTCTGTTCGAGAAAGAAAAAAGTTGAAGGATGCCGTTAAGGACTATTTTTCCACCGTTGTTATTGAAGATGGAAAGGCTTGTATGACCCAAAACAAAACATTGTTGAAATATGTGAACAAGCACAAACTTTTGGGTTTTGGATCATTTGGAAATGTTTATGGTGTAACTATACCTAAAACCAATCCTTCAATCTCTGTCGCCATCAAAGAAGGCCGTCTTTCTTCATCAGAACTCGGAAGAGCTATGGTTAAACAGTACCCAATAGAGTATCTGTTTAACAAGCTTATAAACGACCTTATTGACGACAAACTATGTCCAAATTTTTCATACACATTTGCCATATTCTTCTGTGATAAGTGTACCTTAAACGAATTTGACAAAAAACCGATTCAAACTCAATGTTCTGAAACGGTTGTGGAGCTTTTTGACTTTACACTTGATAAACTGACAGATTTTCGAGATGAGGTTATTTTATCCATTCTTTTTCAAATTTTGTTTGCTGTAGCAGCTATCCAATTAGAGTATGGTATGTTCCATAACGACATTAAAAAAGAAAATATTTTGGTTAAGGTTATTCCAAGCGGAGGTTATTGGGAGTACAATCTTAATGGTGAAAAATACTGTGTTCCAAATCATGGATATTTTGTGGCTTTAAATGACTTTGGAGTTTCACTTGCTTTCAGCCCGAAAATAGGCAATAAAGATTATGGTCGTCGACAAGCAAAAGTCGTTCAAGATTACACCAACAACACCTTTTATTTTGAACCATTCACGACAAAATTTTACCCATCTATAAGCAAGACTGGTGTGGTAACGGCAATAAAGTCTCATAGTCTGGGTGGTAAAGGATTGACATGGAACCATTTTTACAAGAACTTTGACTCAAAACCGTCTATACCCGCGGAATTGGAAGATATGAGCTTATTTCCAGTACACCATTTTCACTATGATGTATTGGACACCATTTATACATTTATAGGTGGAAAAAGAACCTTGCAACCGGGAAAACATTTTGCCATGAAAGTGAGTAAAAACATCCATTCTTTATTGAAAGATTTTTATCTGGTCAAAGCCAACCAAGTATGGCCAACAGATCGAGTTGATTTATTTTTGGCTAAACACACCATAATGAAACTCTTCCCCTTTTATTTAAATTCAACCTTATCCGGGCCTCTAATTGACGTCTATTATCTTTAAATTATTTTTTATGCCTTGTATGGGCATAAAAAATTAAAACATGGTATTAAAATCCCAAATCCGAGTCTTCTCCCACAAACTTCTTAATATACGTGGCCATCTCATCTTCAGCCTTGTCAATACCATTCTTTTTGCAGGATTCACGGTAATGGTCCATGTATTCATTTTTTAGTTCAGGGTACTCTTCGTCCATTTTGGCAATTTTTTGTCTTGTTGCAATAATGATGTTTTTAGTCTCTTCCAACTTTTGCTGGTGTTGAGTGTACAAATAGGCAACAGTTGCTCGTTTATGGATAAGTTCAAGGTAAATTTGAAGTGGTTCTTTATCATTGGGATCTTGTTCAACATCGCGCTTCAATTCCTCCTCTCGTTGTTTGATCTCTTCAATCTGTTGTTTCTCTTTCATAGTCTGTTCTTTAGCCAAATCTTGGAACTTGAGACATTCTTCATTTTTGTGGGGGTTTTCAACCTCAACAACATCGTTTTTGTTGGTTAGTTGTTTTTGAAGTGGCACTGGAGAACCAGTTTCACACACAAATATTTGATTTGCTGAAAAAAACTGAATAAGCTCTTTTGACTTTTCTTCGGCATCTTCGAGACTATTGAAGGTTCCTCGAACCTTTATATAACCAAAGAAACCGTTTTCATCAGGTTGTGCCGTATTACTTGGGGTAAAAGAAAATAATGCATATTGTTGACCACGAATTTCAGGGTCTCTAAATTTTCGGTCGGCCTTGACATACTTGTCAACATAAAGGTCCAAGAAAGCATGTTCCAGTTCTTTCTCTGTTAATGGTTCAGCTTTGCTTGGTTTCCAAACTTCATGTTTACGAAGGTATGGCAGCAAAATAGCCAAACATTCTTTCAAAGGGGTGTTATCAACATCTTTCATTTCTGTTTTTCCTTGTGATTTGAGATATTCAAGAATATCTTGAACCGCCGTTTTGACTACATGATTCATATCTCTCGGACTTGTTAACGAAGTATACACTTCTTGTTCCTGTTTTTTAATGATTTCATTGCACCATTCGGATGCAGTTATAACATTGTGTAACAAGTTCTCCATATTTAAATTCATATTTATTATATTTCTTATTTGTACAAAACATGAAAAAATTTTTTTTAATGATAAATAAATACCATTAAAAATTTTTGTATTTAATATTTTTATTCAGGTGTTTTTAGACCTGCTTTTCCAAAATTACCATTGAAATTTCTGAACCCAAGTACAAGACATGAATCGGTCAACTCGCCTTCTTGATGGTGGAAAAAGAATGGTTGATGTGGTTCTAAAAGTAGACTTACTTTGAAATTCAGTGTTGTGCACATTTCGCCAACTTTATGAGTCAAAGCGTAATCTTTCAAATCCGATGGTGTTGCTGAACCATTTAGAGCGGTTGAAAAATGAATAACTTTATCGGTGGTTCCTTTGATGTTGTTACACATTATTGTCACGGAAATCAATTCTGTATGGTTTGGGAATACCATACTTGGGAAGAAAAAGGTGGAAACTTTTCCACCTCCCTCTTTGTCAGAGGGAACACCCACTGATTGCAGATATTGGACTTGTGGAACAGCCACTTGTCTGTTTAAATCTTCGACTTTATACATTTATTATATGTGCAATATTAGAAAATTTGACTCTCCGACAGAAACAACACGAAAGTTTTCAACTGCTTGATTCAAAGATCTGAAGAATAGTGAGTGTAAAATTTTACACTTCAATACATGTAAAGAAAGAGGTGTTCGACAACACAAATGTTTTCTGGAGAGATCTCAATTATCTCGGAGCCAAGTCGAATTCACTCAACACTTTTTCAATTCGGTAGTTTCGACTTTAGCATTGTGTGATGGATGTAGTCGAGTCGATTGAATTTTGACTAGACTTTTCAAAGTACGCAGACTTTGTCGTTTAACCCGATGCCCATAGGGCATCGGTTAGCGTTTGCCCTACGGGCAACCGTTTACCCACAAACTATTTGGTTTAAAAATAGTTGAAAATTGTGGTTCTGAAAACTTTAAACTCATCCACTTTTTGAAAAACTTTTAGATTTAAAAAAATTTTTTCTAGGATTTCAAAATCTGACGATCGCAACTTTCAGATTGAGAGACAATCGTAGATTTTTGGAATCTGCGATCATCCGAATTTTAGAAGATTCCAAAAATCTACGGTTGTCTCTCAATTTTGGTCGTCAACTTTCAAAATTCAGGATTTCAAAAAATTCAGATTTTTGAAAATTTAATGGTTAAAAATATTGGTCCTTTTTAGTTTATGGATGAAAATTTACTTTGTGGATAAACTTTTGCCCATAGGGTAAAAGCTAACCGATGCCCGTAGGGCATCGGGTAGACGACTTAAAAATTAGTTTTGTGGCATATTTTTTGGGTGCGTAAAAAATAATTAATAAATGATTAAGATTGACTTTGAATTTGTTTCAACTCATAGAAATAGAAGTTTATGGTCCAACCCATGTCTATTTGAAGTGCCATGGTCTGGTAGCGGACAGTCCAACGGTTTGAATGCAGTTGATCCGATCAGTAATCAGGCACCAATAATTGCCTGGACTGGTCAAAATATTTCTATACCATCGACTGTAGTGAGTCAAACCAACAATAGTGTTATTGTATCAGCGCCAGCCAACTCGTTTTCTCAGATAACCAACTACTATCAGGGTGCCGAATTCAATGTGCCACCATCATACAGGATTAACGGTAGCACTTTCCTATCTCAGAGTGGTGGACTGGACTATATGCAACTTGATGTGACTGGTTCTGGTGTACAAGCTGGAAACGCTGTAACTATTAAGGTGACCCCGGTACCAAATACACTATATGTCCCTGTAGGTGCTGATATGACAAATGCCTACACAAATAAGTATTTGTACAATGAGACTCAATCACAGTTGACACTTATAACCGGTTACGACTCTGAATTGCACAAAGTTATAGCTGTGATCCCTGGAGGATGGCTAGCAACAGACAAGTATAACATCCGAGATCAACCACCATCTGCGGGTCTGAGTCTTGGGGCGGGCAATACAACAACAACGGTTAATTTAACCGGTATTGGTGTCGGTGTTACTCCAGGAGATTTTATAAGGATACTTTCAACCGGAGAGATTGTTAAAGTAACAAACTTTGACTTGACCAGTAGTGTGGCAACTGTGGCACCACCACTGTCTATAGCTTTTCCACCTGGGACCGTGGTAGAACTTCTGATTCAAACATCAGACAACTATCGCACTCTATCATATGCTGGTACAACAGTCGGACAACACGAGCAAGTTGCATATGATATCAACTTGGTATCGGGTATCCTACCCAATATTAAAATTAAAAATGGGTCTGGTGGTAGGCCGCTTGATTACCCTTTTTTGTATGTTGAATTTTATGATACAAATTATCCATCCCAAAACAATCTTTTTTCAAACAATCACTCTTTCAAGAGTTATTTTAAGGTTACAACGCCCACGGGTCAATTGTTTACCCGAACCGAAAAGTTTACCAAATTTACTGGTGATTTGAGTCATAAAACGATAAGATTTAGACCAACTAGCAATTTTAGGATTGTTTGGCGCCTTCCAACGGGTGAAGAAATCCAATTTGAAGATCAAGATACACAGTCGCCACAAACTCCAAACCAATCGCTTCAAACAACCGTTCAATTTAATTTAAGGCGTGATTAACCCTTTCGCAGGCAAATTTGCCCGGAAAAGAGTTAAATCAGTTGGAAAATTTTTTATTATAAAAGTATAATAAAAAATGAATGCATTAATCGACCTCGAACAAAGCAGAGAATATATGACGGTAGAAGTTGGTGGAAAAAATCATCTGGTGAAACTTGCTGGCACTATTGATATCCCCTATTTTTGTGGTAAAAACATATGTGATGTTTTAGGGTATCAGGACTCTAAAACCGCCATAAAAAAATTTGTTGAAGAAGAAGACAGATCAAATCTGGAAAATTTAATGGCTCTTTTTAATCCTACGGTGGGGGGGCAAATTGCCCCCCCCACGATATGGTTGATGGAAACCATTTAGGTCAAAAAAATTATTCGTTTCGAGAAGGTCAAATTGTATACATTAACGAATCTGGATTGTATTCGTTAATTTTATCCTCACATGCTCCTTTTGCTAAAGAATTCAAAAGATTGGTGTGCAAAACCATACTTCCAAGCATTCGAAAATTTGGCTCTTTTCAGGTTGAATCACAGCTTGCGAATGCGGTAGCTCAACTAACCATAAAAGATAAGTATGAAGAAGAATTGAGATTACGTGCAGAAAAATTAGAAAGCCAACTAGAAGAACAACGACTACTCAAAGCAAAAGTCGAAATAGAAGCCAAAGAGAAGCTACAACGGGCTCTCAAGTTCAATCAAGCGACCAAACAAGTCGAACCACAAGAGTACATCTATATCGCAACCACAGACCAATACATGGTCGAAACCAAGTTTAAACCAGGTGGATGTGGCACGTTTGACCTGGTAAAATCTAGGTTGTCTCAGTACAACAGTGGGAAATCGGATTCAAACTCTCATTTTTTCGTCTACCTTAGAAAAGTTGTTAGTTATCGGGCTATAGAACAGGCTCTAGCTGCAACTCTGGGAGGCTTCAGAGAGAACGCAAATAAAGAACTATACATCATCAACTATGACTGGTTGGTAAAGTGTTTGGATGCTATAATCGACCACAATGCAGAATTTCTCTTATTCGTCAACTTGAACCGAAATCAAATGGTTGAAGACACAATGAACAAAGAACCTGTTATTATGGCTCCGTTGCGCCTTGAAAAAATAAGAGTTACCTATCAACGAATAGGAGAAGAAGAGGTTGAACTAACCACTATTTTGGAACAAGATACAATTGATGCAATTAAAGATGCTATGGTTGTGTTTAATCCTGATAATAATGTTGTTAAACGTGTGGCTTTTGAGAACCATTTGAAAGAGAGTCACCCAGAGGTTAAAATTGACCAGAGAAAGAGAATCATTTGGGACATTGTCAAGAAAATTGGGGTCTCGATAAATCCTCGATGGAGATACAAATACTAAGTTTAAGACCACTTTAACCATCAACGCAGCAAAAAGTGGATGCTACCCACTAGACGATTTTATGCTTCCAAGAAGCATAAAATTGAAATATGATAATCTTCCGTGGGTGGTACCCTTGCCTAGAAATGCATTTTCTTCAATTTCAAAAAGCGGATTTTTTATGCTTCAAAAAAGCATAAAAAATTAACGTTTCCTTTTTATTATGATTTGAGATATAGACTCGTGAAGCGAACGGGTTAAGAACCCTCACACCACTTGTGACCGCACTCTTTGTTCGAACATCGAGCAAACACAGTCGTCGGCTCGTCCATGGATCTAGTTTGCTTTGAGAACGAAAAAATTTTTTTACATCCACATTTACCACACTTTAAGACACCTTCTGCAACGTCATATGGACACTCTATAAAGTCGTTTTCTTCATCTATTTTCTTTTTTTCCATATCAAAGGCTGGATGAGACCATAATAAACAATCTTTTTTAAGGTATGTTATAGCCAAAGATAGCTTATCTTCAGATGTGTTATTAGGGTCATTAATCATGCATAAAATTTCATAAATTTTTAATGTTTGATTTGGGCCATTAGTCTTCTTTAGTATGTAATCGATATTTTTTTGCTTGCTAAAATATTTTTTTAAGCTTTGTTCTAACCTTTCTGAATCCATGTTTATTTTATGATTTTTTAACCATTAAAATTCAATTTATTTCATGAAAAATCGAATGGTTTCAATATCCTCAACCTTGGCCAAAAATTTGGTATCAAATACAAGCTTAAAATTGTCCATATAAAAGAGTTTATCGTCATCATTTATTCTGAATGGTCCTCTGTTCCTTATAACATCCAACAAAAGAGCACGGTAGTAAGCATAGTCTGGAAACGTTGCGGGTAAATGTTTCATATCTTCGGTTACTTTAGCCTTAATGTATTTCGACCCTAAAAATAAGCTTCGACTTGGTATTGTATCAAATTTCATGACATTTTTATACTGAAGTTCATCCACTCCAAGATTGAATGGTTCTCGAATTTTTTTATTAATCTGGGTGGTATAAAATTCCATTAAAAATTTTTCCATTTTATTAAATTCCCGAAGGACACTATCAACCTTTTTCTTATTTATCGTGTTTTGTGCGGCAAATTCAATAAATTCCATTTTAGGTATCATCAAACCATCAAACATTTTCTGAGCAATCATAACAGTCGTGAATCTATTGGTTTCTTGGGGCATTGGATTTTTATACATTCTTCTCACAACTTCAAGGTAAGAATTGACCTTATCATCCAATTCCAACCCAAATCCCATATCTGAAATTTGTCGTGAATTTGAAGACCACGTGTTTAAGGTTAAATTATCTTTACCAAAACCAATTTTGTATTTTTTGGTTAGTGGCCCCACATATTTGAAGAATTCTTCAAATAAGGTTTTGCTTGAATGCAAATTAAGTTTCAGGTCGTTTACATCTAGGTTTCCAAATTTTTTTGTTTTATAAAGAAAGGTTTTCAATTCTGGTAAACTTGAAACATTAAATGAACTCAAAAAATTGGATAAAAATATAAGGTCGTTCACGTCATGACCATCAACATTTTCTTTCTGACGAAGAACAAGTTCATTTATGCTCGATAGAAGCATAACAACTAAATCAATATATGTGTTGACTGTAAATGGTTCAATAATACCATAATGAACATTATTATATACGACGTGACTCTTGCCATAATCAATGATGATTGGAATATACTTGGTTTTGACCTTGTAAACGACATCTTGTCCGCCATCTGTTCTCAAAAAGTACTCGATTATGACCGGTTCGGGTAAAATATTTATTATGATGTTCCAAGGTTTCAAATCGTGGTGAACAAAACCATATCGAGTTTGTGCTATGATCAGGGCACAACTTAAGCTCAAAATAACCTCAAGATATGATTTAATGGAGCAATTTTTGAGAAATTCCTGGAATGTTGGGCCTCTTATGTATTCTTGAAGCACTGTATTTTCTTTCACACTTGAAGCTTCCCGTGGTGGACCATAATCTGAATAATTGTAACTAATGTACGGTTCATCTCGGTAACCCAAGGTAAATACAAAATTTGGGCACACTTTAAGGAGATTATTAACCACATATTTCCCAATGAATGCTTCATGGATAAATTCAATCTTTTTCATTGAATCGATTGTTTTTTTACCAACAACATATTCAGCTCCAACTTGGTAGAGTAACACCCTAGTTGTTTTACTTTTAAATATGGTTTGAACCTCCACACCGGTCAGTGTTATTTGATTTTCTGGTTTTATGGCCAGTTTCAAAAACCTTTCAAGACCTTTCAAAGCACCATAATTTCGACCAATGTTTCTTGGAAACAAACCGGTGGGTTTGTATTCTCTGGGTATGGTGTCGTTTATTAAGGTTTCATGCTCCACTTTTGTTTGAAATAATAACGGGTCTAAATTTACATTTGGTCCAGAGTCTCTATACATTTCATTTCTCAGTTTGAATAGGGTGGCTTCAAGGTTATCTAAAACACCCTTTTTTGTCAAATATTTTTTGTAAAAGTTAAGGGCATTTTGACCCATTTTCTTACATTTGTCGTCATTTTTTTGACACCACTTGATCTGATCTATCAAATCAGATAGATCAGATTTTATCGGAACAAAATGAACATATGGTTCCAGCATGTCAGAAAACCACATTTTCCATTTTTCAGCACTTTCAACCATTAAAACACAACACCCCATACTCAATTCAAGTGACATTCTGAATGCTGAAACATGACCGTCAACGTTTATCAAATATTTATAATCAGATTGTTGTTCAGGGCTCAGTTTACCCACTAATTGTAAATTTCCAACATTTGGAATCTGAAGGTAGGGTGAATCTTTATTTTTTCTAATTCGAAGATTCCAATTTGTTATCCCGGCGTCCAAAAATTGTGGATACTTTTGACTTAAAGCAGCCAATTTCAATCTTGTGTTGGTATTAAGGTCATAACCACACCCAGTATTGGAACCTCTGAAAACAGCCATTGGTTTTTTGCTTTCCCATTTGTGGTTGAATTTAAACGTATAATTTCTGCATTTCGCTGGATAAAATATACCTTCATCTGATTTTATTCTTGCCCAATCTTCATGGGTTGGTATAGCCACATCGGCAAACTTATCAGATGAACACATACTTAGGATAGGTATGTACTTGTCAAAATTAAACGATTTTAAAGGTACATCGTCACCATATATATTGTTGTATGGTTCGGTTCTATTTCTGGTCAAAAGTGGGAAATCTCTTCTGTTTACAAAAAATTCCATGTCTGGTACGTGTCGTTCTTCGCACAGTTCTAAAAACATCGACTTTAATTGGGCATAGTTATTTTCCCCTTCATTTATGGGGTTTTCATACCTTAAAATACAATTATTGGCATACCAAAAACTAGGGTCCAAACCAATCTTATGGATATTAAATCTATAACTTGTTCCATTTAATTTGTTAACATAGTCGTGATGAACCTTAAAAAAATTTTCCATTGACCTGTACTTTGGATCAATTTTTATAAGGTCTGACCATTCATTAACATAAAAAGCCTTTGAAAATGGAACAAAGGATACAAGTTGACCATTCTGAATTTTGATAAATATTCCTTTTTTGAATTTGTGAAACATGTAGTTAAAGGTATCTTCTACCTGAGCTTCCGATACATTTTTGTATCCTTCAAAAGGGAGAAATGTCTCCACAGTTCTGAATATATTTTCTTTCGAAAGTTGTGGTTGTTTCTCTTCGGTGCTGGAAATGTTATTATTAATCCTTTCGACCCGAAGGGTCGAAAGGCTAAGCCTTTCAGGGTCGGATGAAACCATACCCGCAAGCGGGTATGTCCCATCAGTACCGAAAGGGTTAAGGTTGTTGGCAACCCAAAATTGTTCAACATCACCAACGGTATAGTACAATTGTGTAAAATTTTTGTATCTTGGGTTAGTTTGAACCTTTGATTTTAAAATTTTACACTCTGGGGTAATAAAGTAGTCTAACTGCATTTTATTTACTGTTTATTTTGACCATTTTATACGCTAAAAAAATCAATTTTAATATTTTGATATTTTTAATGCTTGTATGTAGCATTAAAAATAAAAGGTTAGGTTATCAGCATCTCTGAGTGCATTTTTTGCAAACTTGCATATTATTTTTGGCTTTGAGATCCATAACTTCTCGTTCTGATTTCATTAGACGATATCAAATTATTCTTCATCTTTATTATTTCTCCAATTTAAAAATTTTTAAATTCGAGGGAATTTAAAAATTTAGGTACAAAACGACCCTTGGGTCGGTCTACCCGTCGCAAGCGATGGTGCAAAGCACCATCGTTGAGCAAAGCCTCTCCGAAGCAAACGGGTTAATAGAAAACGCTAGCTGCTGACTTTTTAGCCTTATTCTTGTTCCACCACCACATAAGAACAATGAATACAACAACAATAATTAAGGCATACAAGAACCACATTTTGTATTTTTCAAACCAAGAGGTGACATCAGCAAAACTAAAGTCTTCTCTGGTTAATGGATGATAACCAACCCCACCTGGGTGGATAGCATTTGAATATTGGCCCATACCCTCTGGGGAGTATTCGACTACGTTACCGTACTGGTCTCTGTAATACATATTTATTAACTGGTAAATTTTAAAGCGTTTGCATCCTGGTGACCTATCCTCTTCAAGCTCATGGTCCATTAGTATGGGTTGACAGTTTCGCACATGACTACGAACGAGAATCAGACTATAAATAAAATTTTATGCCTTTGTGATCAAATATAACCGTATGTCCCTTCTAAAATAAAATGAAAAAATTTTAAGGTTGAAATTAATTTAATAAAGAATATGTCTAAAAGTTATGAAAATACCAAGTTATGGTTAAATGATTACGATTTTGAGATGATTTCAAATGTGGAGAGTTATAACTCAAATAAAGCTTTTGATTTTAAATGCAATAAAGGTCATTTATGTACTTTAACTGTTGTTGCTTATTATGTGAGAAAAAGCAAGGCCAAAATCAATAATAAAAAATTATGGTTATGTGATTCATGCAGACCAAGAGTTTCTAAAGTAGATTACGTTAACCTTGGGGAACAAAAATTTAAAAATTACTGTGGCTATCTAGAACATGCGAAATATAAGGTCAAATCGACCTTTGAAGATTTTACTCAAAATAAAATTGCATTTGATTGTTTACAAGGGCATACAACCACCACTACTGTAAAATATTTTGGTGTTAGAAAATTTTCTAGGGTGGTTTTAGATGACCCTAGATTATTATGTGGCCATTGCAATGTTAAAGGTGAAATTTTAGCAGATAAATTAGAAGCTCTTCAAATTTCAGTAAAAAAGAAAACAGGTCATAAAATTTTAACTCTTGAAAGAGGTCGAAAAATAACATATGAATGTGGTACATGCGGTGAGATATCTGAATCATCTAGTCAAAACTTAACCAGCAATACCAAGGAAACAAAATATTGTTCTAACTGTGCTCATAATAACTATAATCAAACATGTTTTCAACGTAAGCCATTCATGTTTCCAAGTGGAAGAATTGATAATGTTTTAGGGCATGAACCTTTATGCCTCAAGGAACTTCTTAACCATTACAAAGAAGAAGATATAATAACCGATACTAAGGTTATTCCTACCTTTTTTTATGATAAAACTTCTAAAACAACCGGAGAAAAATACAAAGGTCGTTATTATCCTGATATTTTGCTTCCAGATAAAATAATAGAAGTTAAGAGTGAATTTACCTTTAATTTGGATAAAGAAAATAATTTGCGAAAAATGGATGCTGTGGTTGAACAAGGCCACAATTTTGAATTTTGGATCTATAACAATAAAAAAGAGTTAAAGGTTATCCGAAAGGACAAATGTTGTTGATTTTTTATACTTTTTGTAAGTATAAAAAATTGTTTTGTAAACCAATTGCATCTCCACTTGAAAAGAAATAAAAAAGGATTGGAAAAAATCCCCCTACAAAACGGGAAAACCGAGAGCTCCACCGCTACACGTTTTTCAGGGTTACCGTTGACCATAAATCTTAGTAACCCCCTTATGCTTCCCAAGTATCAATTTTTAATCCACTTGATCACATAAGCATCACTCGTAAATTATGATTGATAAAACCATTAAATCCTTATGATGGGCTGACTGTACATTGAGCCATCCTACCAAGTCATATGACTTAAAAGTAGGACAACCGGTTGATGACCCAGTCGATAGCGATATCACTTATGCTTACACATAAGCTACACCGACGGTCTTGTCCAAATAGGTCTCTCGAAACTATTTGAATTTTGACCGTTTTCATCAACCTTGCCTGTTTCGATTTAATTTAGATTAAAAGTAACCTTAATCAAACCACTAGGTGTCGACTGTCGTCGACGTACCACTTATAGCCACTTGATGATCAAAAAGACCATTAGCCCGACTATAAGCCGACTAGACGGTACCAAAGTATCATGTTAAGTCATGATTCAAGGTAATGGTTTAACATACCATTACCATCGGTCCCTCGCGAGACCACTTCCGCCTGTTTCGGACTAGCGTATTTTTAATCCGAACAATATTATTATTGACGCATAAAATGATAAATTCATAAACTTGGTTATAATTTGAACCTGGGAATCCACCAGTAGCACCTGCAGCGGCAATAGCGGCTGGGCTTGCTTGTGGGACAACAGACACATTGGTCAATTTGCCGTAGTTGGTAGAACCCATAGGATCAAGGTCATAAAAGTGTAGAGAATAAGAGTACAAATGGTAGCCAATGAAAGATGGTATGGTTGGAGCATGGTAGAATGGATTAATCAACGAGAAATAATCTGATCCCATCGCACCTAAACGATTGGTGTTCTCATAAATCAAAGTTGTATTGGCAATAGGGTCAAATGAACCGGCTGGTTCATAATTGACTGTTGCACCTGTAACAACTGGAGAAGACGTAGCGTAGTTTGACCATTCAGCTGGACCAGTCTTGTTACGAACCGAGAAAAATAGTGCTTTAATGGCATGAGAGAACCTAATGTCAAATGTTGGACTTGAATTGGTCAAAGGCACATAGTTTTGTCGTGGCGCAGTTTGAACCTGTTCAATTAGGATGTCTCGAATGGCACAACCCATCCTACGACGTTCTTCGTTGGAAACAATGGCGTAATTGGCCCATACTTGAACTGGTCCAAGAACTGGGGCAGTTAGAATGTGGGTTCCAACCGTGATTGTTTGGTATGGACTTGCTGGTGGGGCGATAGCAGAATTTGTTAGAATCAACAATTCAGTCCAATCTCTAAAGTTAAAGTTGATTTGCATCTCATTGTAAGGCAAAGCCGCTGTAGGGAGGGCAACACCAGTGTCACGAGAGAAGAAGAATGGCAAAGGCAAGTTAAGGTTGGTTCCACCAACACCACCCAAAACACCACCTGGGGCTACTGGATTGATCAAAGAAGAGATGTTACCGATCATGTTATCATACCCATTACGTTTGCTTGCTGGTACGGTGAAAGCAGACCAGAAATCAAGATGGTAGTTGTCAAAGCGGGCAGCAACCAAGTCGTTGAAAGTAATAGTTGCTTCACGGATCAAATTGTGCATCAAGTTTCTGGTCCATCTTAAGGCAAAAGTCGGAGTCACTTGACTACTGAGTGTAACTTGTGGTATATTGACTCGTAGCCAGGTCTGTAACAAGTAATCTCCAGCACGTGAAATAGACACCGACCATTCTTGTCCAAAAGCGGCATTGCCTGTATTTCTGGAAAGTGGTACCGGCACTTGTGTGAACCAAGTCGACTTTCTGATTTCTCTTACAAAGTATGCTGTCGCAGTTGGGCCACCATACATATATTTTTCGATCTCATCAAAAGTTGCGATATCGATAAACCCTGAGGTTATATTGGATGAGGACATAGACATGTTTAATTTATTAGTAGCAATATTTCGGCTGAAAATTTTTAAACCCATACTGAAAATTTTATCAAATTCGAAGAATTAATAAAGATATAAATAACCCATGATACAACAAGAAGTTAATGGAGCCCAACGCTTTACATTTGTCAAAGCGTTGTAGTTCAAAAGAAGTCACTAACGGTGGTGCTTCGGAGAGGCCATCGCCGACCACGTCCAGAAAGGACGTGGTTATCAAAGTTGAAGAAATTTATTTGGTTAACTCAAGCTTAAAAATTGCAATAAAAAATTTGAAAAAAATGGAAAAAGTGTATGATGATATTAACCTTATTGATCCAAAGAAATTACATGGAATCAATGGAATAATTAAACCATTACTTCATGTAATTTATTTTGAAGTTTGGTTCATGTTTATGGACGAAATTATCCACATTCAAAAAGATTTAATTGAATATTTTGAATTTGCCCAAAAAGGTGAACCTCAACCACGTTTAAAGAAGGAACTAACCGATAAAATTAAGATGTTGACAAAGCCTATTTCAATACCATTTTTTATATCGCCAAAATTAACCTTTAAACCACCACAAATAAAATTAGTCGTTCCACCTTCAATTTATTGTGGATTTTGAATTTTTAATGGTTTTTTTAAACCATTAAAAAATAAATACAACCACGAATTAATGGATAGAAAGTCCTTTTAATTTTAAATTTAAAATTTCAATCTCCTTTTCAAGTAAAGCTGATTTAGACCTTTCTTTTTCAACTTCCAAATCTTTATCTTTAATGGTTACTTGGTGTTTAGATTCATTTAACTCTAGTTTGTGGTTCAACTTCTCCATCTCCGATGAATGCGTCAAATTTAAGGTCTCCAACTTCCTCTCTAATTCTATATTAGTTTTTGTGATGTCAGTCAAGCATCCTCCAAACTCTTTTGAAAAATCAACGTACTTATCACTTAAAAGTTTTAATTGTTGGTTCGAAAGAACCACAATTTCGTTTGTAATCTCGTTATTGTGTTGAACCTTTAAAAATTGACATTCTAAATCATCAGATAGATAGTTTTTAAGCTCGAGTTCAACCTTGGAAATATATTGTGGATCAATGTAAGCATACTTAGACAACTTAATTTCTAATGGCGACCAACTACGTCTGTGTTCTCCGGTTCTTCTACACAAATCTATGCTTTTGCCGTACTTGTAAACCTTATCTGAATTTTTGTGGCTTAAGAGAGCCTCTTTAAATTCTTCATTTTCTTTAAGCTCTTTTACACCACCTAAACAAAACAAGTAGATACATGGAGTTGAGGTCACCGAGCACTTTAAAACATTCTTCACCGACTCAGGGTCTGCTCCACCTTTAATCTGTTTTGATAATTGCTCTCGTTGTTCTTGGGTGCCTAAATGGGCTGTGTACACCACTTTGGTTGCCCATTTCCTAAATCGTTCAACTATTGGATTAGCTCTAGAGGTATAAATTACTTTGAGCAATCCTTCATAGGTTAAGAAGGTGGATCTACCACTATTACTGTTGTTCGAGGCATTCTCATGATTCATGAGAATTGGTGGAACAGAAAAAACTTTGTAATGTAATGGAGTAGAATAACCATAATCTTTATTAAATAAAGTGGTTGTAGTTAACTTCTTCATATCAAATACTCTTGCGATATCTTTAGCTTTTAAAAACACCTTATCTTCACTTCTTTCTCCTCTTGTTTCAACATTGTATAGATTGCCTTTGTCGTCCATAAATTTTTCTGAATCTTCAAGTTCTATTAAAGGTGGTAGAGGATCATACTTGTACACACAATTTGAATTGAGCGAAGGTAGACTCTTTTTAGCCCATTCTTCAGAAAGAAATAATTTAGATTTCAAAACCTTAGAAGTCACCACAAACGGATTATCTTCTAGCTTCATAGCATACAAATGGTCTGCGTTGGGTATATCATGTTTTTTAACTACTCCTCTAATGCTGGTTCCACAACCTTTGAAGAAGAGCGAATCAAACGTTTTTAGCTCGTTTGCAGAGTAGTATAGTTTGTTATTGATAGTATATGTATTTGGAGGTACAGTCATATTTATTAACTAAAAAAAAATTATTTAAAAAACAGATAATAAAATGGAACAAACAAAAAATCTTAGAAAGCTTGAATAAAAGTTAGACCCTCATCATGAAGTTTGATGAAGTGAATCCTGTCCTCGACGGTTTTTGTAATTTTTAATGGTTTTTTAAACCATTAAAAATAAATATTTTCATCATTCTTCATCACCCCAATCTTCGTAGTCTGTGTCATCTTCAGACCAATGGCGATCCGAAGGTAAATAATCCGAGTCATCATACTCAAACGACGATTCATTGTTGTAACAATCTTCGCACATCCATTCAGAATCGAAAAAAATTGGACGAAAAAGGTTGGCTGTATCCTCAAAACATCTAAAACACGGTTTACACATTTCAATACCTGGAAAACGAGCTTTAAATTTGTTTGAAAATGGTCTAGGAAACATTACTCCATTATCAGCTCCAAATCCTCTACAATTTTTATTAAGCTTGAATCTCATCATATTAATTTTATGACTCCACTTGTAGACAAATTTCTCCTTCAATTTACAATTTAAAGAAATGTGGTTCCAAAAACCACGATGAAGAAGATTTAAAGTTTTTGATTTCAGACGGTTGATATTAATGCTTTCAAGAACCATTTTGACAATAAAGTCGTAATCAACGACTTTTTTAACCCTTTTCTTTAAATTAAAATCATATTCAAAATAATGGTCTCTTCCAGCATTTTTTCTGTAGTTAATTCGATCAAGCAAGAAAATGATGTAGTTGTCCATAAATGCCAAAGATAGATTTTTATGGTCATCGTAGTCAAGATATTTAAATATTTCCCGATTATTGATAAAAAGAACCCTAAGTAATAAGTTCATTTTTACAATCATTTGATTGATTTTTTTTAGAGACAACTTCAATTTTCTGCAAACGCCATTTGTTCTACAAAAAATCAAACTTATCATTTAGTAGTTTACTTACCTTTGTTTCAACACAAAATATTTTATGGAAGACCAAACCTAACAAAAAGGATAATAAAATTCCATTAAATTTTGTAATTGCAAAAATTCTGGCTAAAAGCAGCCCTAAAACAATAGTTAAAAGTACATCAATTATTGAGATGTCAAACAACCTTAATTTTTGTCGTATACCTTCGTTGGGTTTACCAAGCACGTCTCTGTATTGGCATAGATTTGGAAATTTAAACGTTGATTCCTCCATTTATTTTATATAAAAAAATTGAAATAATTTTTTATAATTGAGGTCAAAATAAAGAAAGATGAATACTAAAAAACAAGATAGTTTATTAATTTTTTAAAGTTCCAAAGAACTTTAAAAAATAAAAATTTAGTCGTCCTCATCGAATGGATTGGTGGACCTTCTAACCGGTGATGGTGCCACTCTAGCAGAAATATTGGAACTTGGTTTTTTTGATGTAAAGGCAACAACAGACCCTAAAACTCCAACAACAAGTAATGCTGCGCCCAAGTATAACAACCAATTTCGATGTTTTATGGTTGTAAAACCTGTGACATTTATATTGGCTGGAGCATCTGCGATGAGACCAGGACCCTTCAATGGAGGAGTGTAAAGCTTCCACGCGTCTGGGTTCTTGACGTAAACATGAAAATATATAGGGTTGCTTGCGGCATAATAAACATATATACTTCCAGCTACACCTTGAGTCGAAGGTACAGGTGGGATGGTACCCCAATTGATTGAGTTCCGACTGGTAAAGTCAGAGTGTGCAAATGATCCTTGTTTCAACCAACCACGTGTATTTTGGTCAAAAAAGTAGTAGTCGGCAGTTGATGCATCCAAGTACACGTCACCTTCAGCCTTAGTTGGAGGACCATTACCTTTGATAAAAATAGGGTTGCGGAAAACCTTTGAATGATCAGGAGAACTTGTTATTGCTTGTTCACAACCTGGTCCAACACTACCATAAAATGTTGTTTGTGGTGGATTAAATGAAATATGGTTGCCGCCCTGGTCAATAACAACCCCCTGCCAATCAAATGCAACACAACTTTTGTTATTGGCGCATGCTTGTGCAGCGGCACTCGAGTTTAAAAAAGCGTTGGATGTCGAGGTAAGTGGTTGCGCATTGCAGTTTGGAAGATTTCTTATTAGGGTTGAAAAGGCATGAGAGTAGACACTCTCATCGACCCAAGTATAATATGCTGCCAAACAACCAGCCCCAGCAACGATACTCAAAGGAAATAAATACCGTCCCACGACTGCAACGCCTCCAATCACAGAAATAAACGGTATACCCAGAACTAGGGCAATCAAGATGATAATTTGCCACAAATCCAATCCTTCGGCTTTAGCAGTCGCACTTTGATCGATTTTTTCCTGAAGTTGTTGGAAAATGGTATTTTTTGATACGGCATCTTGTATGCAAGACTGAAAGATGTCAGCCATTTGTGACATGACATTGTTCTCGATATAAACATTACCTTTGACTCGCGATACAGTAATCACTTGATTTTCTGACAAACTTGCAGCGCAACTCAAAGATATGGTGTTCATAAGTTCGGCACTGGCCTTTAAAAATATATTGATCTCATTTTGAGCGTTTGGAAATTGAAAAATATTAAGACCGCTTACAATGCTTTTGCACGCTTGAGCAATTTGCATAGTTAAAGCTTGTTGTATATCCTCTTGTACGAGTGTGTTCATTAAAGATTTGATATTTAAGTTGGCTTTTTGAGTGAAAGTATTGCCAGAAATGTGCACATCCCCGTCTACATCAGTCACACTTATGACTTGTGTTTGGTCTGTAGATAATTTGGTTGACATAATGATGTCATTGGAAACCTTGGCCACGGCTTCAGTGGTCGCTTTGGTTATATTTTTAGAAACAGCTGATCCCATGTTTATTCTATGAGTAATAATGCCGTTATTTGTGTTGTGGTTTAGTTTAGCTTTGAATTGACCCTTTTTTGATTCAGTAACAACAACAGGAAAAATTGTTCATGGTTACTCTTAAATTTTTTCTAGTATTACTCATATAATAAATGCGACCTGAAGTGTTACTTGTCTTACAGACTATATTATTATATAATTTAGGTAGTTGCCAGCACGCTGGTGAAACATGCCAAATTGATGAAGATTGCGACTCGTGGCTGGCGTGCGTAAACAACGTGTGTACTGCGTGCCGTAAAGTCGATACAACGTGTGAACCTACGGGTTCTGGTTTTTTGTCAGAGTGTTGCCCGGGTACAACATGTGAGATCATTCCCGGTCTCAACGGTACAAGTCGATGCGAGCCCAACAAGAACAAATGTCTGACTGACATCGACTGTTCGGGGGGATTAAAGTGTTTGTTCCGACTTGGTAAGTGTGGTATGTGTCATCCAAATGGGGAAACATGCACTTTACCATATGACAGCTTAGAATGCTGTAGTAGCTATTGTAGAATTGGTTCCCAAGGACGTGGTAAATGCGCCGATCCACGTATGTGGCCACCACCACTCCCGATAACTCAAGCTCCCGTCGAACTTGATACGCGATTGAGACCATTAATATTTTGCGCTGGTAACGACAACGTTGTTTGTGGTTCTCATGAATGTAAAGATGGTTTTTGCCAAAAGTGTAAAAAATACCACGCGTTTTGTGATACAGCTGAAGATTGTTGTAAAGTGGGAACAAATAAAATAGTATGCAAGTATATCCCATACAGAACCATAAACAATGTTGCATACGCAAATACAAGGAAAATATGCTCTATAGATCTTGGAATCGACTATGACTAAAATTTATGACTTGCCGCGCCAAATCACAATAAAAAAGAAACTTTAATTTTTTATGCTTGAAAAAACCATAAAAAATCCACTTTTTCAATTGTTCTCAATATTCATTAAAAAGCAAAGGGGGTAACCTAGGAAAAATTTCAAGTTTTCAGTTTAATGGTTATCTCAATCATAAAATTTGCTAGTGCCTAGTAACCACTTTTTAAGTTGATAATGGTCAAACAAACCATAAAAACAAAAATGTTTGAAAAATTTATTTTATTTTCATTCCAATCAAGTCAGTTTTCCCAAACCTGAAATGAACTCTCATAAGGCTCAAATCTACCATGGAAAATTTGCATACTTTTAAAAGGTCGAAAAGAATCGTATCTTTCAAACGAGGACAATTTGGGTACACATTAGCCATAAAACATATTAAATCTTCGACTTCAATTTCGTGGATAAAGAACTCCAATAGTTCTTTCAATTCTTCAAATGAATGGTTTGTTGAACCTTTTTGTTCAAAATAAGAATTGTACACGTTCTCAATGACCACGAGTTTTTTATTTTTTACCAACATTGATTTTTCTTCAGTGTTGGTGAAGACATAGTTTAAACTCTTGATAAAATTAAAGGTATTTTTCAAGCTTAGAAATCGCGTGATATAAATTATTTCATCTAAGGATAAGAAGTCCATACTTTTCTTTGAAAAATATTTTTTAGAGAAAAATTCAATTTTAGGCTTAACACAAGCCTAAAATTGAACAAATAAAAAATTAATCTCTGGTTGCGGATGGACCTTTCATTCGCCCTTCAGATGTGGTTGATGTTGTCCTTTTTGTTTTTGGGATAAAAGTTAATGGAGAACTCCCACCACTTGCAAACCCACTACTTGTACCTCTAGTTGCACTATCGTTTGGAATCTTTGAATTTCTCGTTTGTTGTGTTTCATAAGCACCATTAACACTGTTGTACATTTGTAAAAGGTTAACATTAGTCTTTTTGGCGATAATTTTCGACACAATGAAGATGGTTGTTTGAAAGAGGACAAGGGCCATTAATCGAATTTCAACAGGCCACTTATTTATGGATGAAGGAACGTAAGATTTTTCACCCAATTCTATAAGAAGTTTTTCATACTTGTTCATATACAATGTTTGTTGTTGGGTGTATCCCTCCATATCAAATCCAACTTTACCCAACACAATTTCACAGCCCATAAAGCCCATCATCAAATATGACTTGTACGTTTCAACAGTCGAATCTATAGCCAAATTTTTCATGGTTGAATCGTAGGTTCTTTTCATACTGTCGTGGTTTGACATCATATCAAAATTTGGTAAATCGACTTTAGGGTAGGTTTTCCTCAAACGTTTAAATTTAAACAACAACTCGCGTTTTTTATCGTCTTCGTCCTTTGCATCTTCATAGCCTTCAAAAGTGTTTATGTTAGGCTTATTTTCACCAAAAGTTTTTTTTATTTCTTTTAAAGGTGGTGGTTGAGCATCGTTTTCTTCCCTTTCTGTTTTATTGTTATTCAAGTCGTTTCCGCCACCACCCTTTGATGTTTTGTAATATGAAGAAATTATGGACTTTTTAACCTTTCGATATCGATTTGAAGATATGGTTTCAATTTGTGGTGAACTACTTACCAATCGAGTAATTTTTTTTTTAATTATGGGCGATGTGTCCATAGATTCAGACGATTCCCAATTAAATGTCCCCTTTCGCGGTAAATCAACTGGTTTATCAAATGATCGATCATCGCCATTTTCTCTTTGAACAGATGTTATCCTTGGAATAGGCTTAAAACCAACGTTTGATTCTTCTTCACTTGAAACAAGGGGTTCGTAATGATGTGTGTATTTTTCCGATGCTAGGGTCGGATTAACTTTTTTTTTATTTATTAAAAGTTCAAGGTACAATTCAGGCATCTTGGTAAATTTTGGTCTCACTTTGGTGAGACCAAACTCATGTTCGACTTTTGTCACTGTATATATATTATTCTTCGGAGGCATCTTTATTATAAGTCTTTTCAGCCTTTTGACACGGTCGGAACCATATCTTTTCATGGTTGACTTGCTTCATGGGAAAAAAGAGTTAATAAAAATGTCTCAAACAAACGGAAATGGACAGATGGCAGTGGCTTCAATTCCTCCATGGATGTGGAATATTGTTCACCCATCCAACTCTTTCGAGTCAGAAATTGGAAATAAAATTGGCCCACACCCTCATTATCCCGGCCCTATTCACAATCTTGGAGGGTTACATATGGGATCACATTGTAGAATTCCTGGTGTACAACCATTTGTGCAGTCTATACTTCGACCAACTCAAAGTACATCACATTGTCTGACAAAACACTGTTACGAGTATGGAAACACTAGATTTCCTCCAACATGTGAGTGCAATGAAAAATATGACTGTAAAAGTTATAACAAATGTGGTTGCAATTCAACACAAAAATCGTGCAATATGGCAGGATGGTCGGCATCAAGCTGTGGAGGAAATTGTTCTACAACATGTGGTTCTTGTAACCACAACTCCAATGTGGTTAATTATTGATCATAAATTATTAAACTTTAAAGGTGCACGCACCTTTAAAGTTAGTAGAATTAGTAGAATTAGTAGAATAGAATATTAGGGTTAATTTAATACATGTCTGCATAGTGGACATGTTTTTATGCTTCTTATAACCAATAGATTAAAACATTTTTGACAAACAAGTGTATGCCCACATTTAAACTCAATCTTAGCCTTGTTGAACAAACATATAACACATCTTGTATCTATGCTTGCTTCAATCTTATCATCTGGCACGTATTTTACTAACATGTTCATGATCTCATCGACAACAAATCGAGTCTGACAAGTCTTACTTCGAGTCATTTTTTGACTCATAAACACGTCATATTCGTTTTCTAACACGGATAGGAAACATTCATATGATGTTTCGTCTGATGGCCAAAATGGTGAAGATTGTTTAAAGTCGTTTAGATCATAATTTAATTCCAACAATTCGCATATTTCTTTAAGGATGGAATACATCCTAGTAGTTTCAAAAAATTTCAAGGTTTCTTCCATCATATATATTTATTATTTTTATTATTTTTTTAGGTATTTTTTTTCAATTTGCTGCTTATTTTTAACCTTAACTCTTTTCCGGGCAAATTTGCCCGGAAAGGTAAGCCTTTGTGGTCAGAGGAACCATACCCCTTCGGGGTATGGTTTCCCACTGCCTGCGAAAGGGTTAAAATCTTTCAAGCCCAAAGGGCTTGAAAGGGTTATAAAGAAAGGGTTAATCTGTGGACAAGTTGATCTTCTTTTCAAACAAGTGGGAAATAAGGACGGTTGTACCACAATATTCATACTTTATGATTTTGTTGTTGTTGCGGAATTGTTCTATGGTCAAATTGCCCCCATATGGTAACAACAATCTAAAATGATTTGCTGGTGAAATCCGAGAAGTCAATCCAAGCATAAAATGCAACAATCTTTCAGAGTCGGTATATTTGGATCCTCCAACCTTTGATTTTTCTTCGTTGATAAAGGCCAAACAGCACTCTGGAGAACAAAACACTCCATCAACTTCGTAATAGGCATCTGTTATTTTGATTAAATTTTTTCCAAGGTTTGAAACATCCTTACATGTGGGAACATTTTCTTTAATCATATAACTGGTATTTGGATCAGATGCTCCATTATTGGCTCGTACTTTGACATCATTTTGTCCAATTTTGGCTACTTGTTTGGGTCTATATGTCAAAGGACAGAATATTCCAATACCATCAAAAACGTGATGATCCCAATGACAACGAATATTCTTCATTTTGTTGGTTGGAAAGGTCCACAATTCTTTGACGTGCTTGATTTCATCATAAATTTTAATTTTTTCATTCGTCTCAATCCCATGGTTGTGTTTGATCTTTTTTCTATCAACACTTGATAGATCAATCTTTTGATACTTTTCTTGGCTCTTTGTAGTCATGTTTTATTTTATATTTTTTTGGTCTAAAAAATTCAATTTTAAACTACAGTTGAAAATGGTTGACGTTTATGATTTTAATGGTTTAAAGAACCATTAAAAATTTAATCAGCAAGTGTCAATTCGAAGGTATCAATTAACTTTAATAATTCTTCTTTAGAATCGGTGGTGATAACTTTTGTGTCGTCTTCTTCATCTTCTATCTCTATCGTCCACTTTTCTTTTTCTAAGATTAGACCAATAGTTACATTATCTGTTATTGTATTTGTAGATTTGCATAGAAAAATAACTAAATCTTTTATTTTTGGAAGGTTCAACACCTCTTTTAAAGAATCAATGTCTTTTTTACATTCATAATAACCACGAAAAACAAGCTCTTCCAGATTAATAAGTTTTTCGATTTGTAATGGATAAAATGATAAAGGCGCACCTCTACCCTGAGAAATATCCAAAGTTTTAAGGTTGGTGTGACTTGAAAAGTTGGTGTAATCGTACTTTTCATCACCAACATAAGAGTAAGGTTCAACGTACAACTCAAGATGATCAATAGCCGATGGTCCTTTTGGAAAAAAAGGTAACTCTAACCTTAAAAACGACGCCTTCTTGAGAGTGGGTATTTTAAGCACCGCTTCTAATCCTTTTTCTTTATGGTCATCTGAGTCATCAAAGTCTCCATCAAAACAAAAACAATCATGAGATAAACTTGCAGAATTTGCAGATGTAAATACGATCTCTCTGAGACATTTGGAATTTTGAGCAAACTGAGTCCACAAGTCGGAACTCAGATTGAGATCAGTCACAGTAAGCGTTTCAAGGTGGTTAAAGTTAACCAAATCTTTACACAACATATTAGTATACTTTTTCTCCCAACTACAAAAGTTACAACTCATATAAGGACATTCACAGTCCTTTTGATAAAGATGTTTTTCCATTGCATTATAATCACAATTGTCAAACCTCATATTCAACCATAAATGTTTAACTTGGTCAGGAAAGGCTACATCAGCCACTAACAATTTTTCTGGGCACATAGTTCGTATAGCTAGTACCGACTTGTCTGGTCGATTTCTAGACTCTTCTACATCATCTAAATAAGTAGGTTCTTCCATTATCTTTATTTTAAGGTATATTCTTATATAGTTGAAATTTATGATTTTAATGGTTTCGAATAACCCTAATAAGATATTATATATTATTTATTCAGCTCCGCTGACTTCGAACCAAGAAGTACAAATTAATAATGTTGCTTGGTTACATGCTCAATTTTCTCTAACATTTGATGGAGAAGAGCTACCATTAGATTCTTACTATAAAGATGGTGAAGAATTAAGGTTGTATGAAACTGTTGATAATTTTTTTTCGGATAACCACTTGAGAGAAAATGTATTTAAAAGTGTTGATTGGAATGATCTCACTATTCAACTCGGACAACGGATATTATTTTACCAAAATGAAATTATAGAGAAAAACGATATACCCATGACTTTTAAGGAGTTTCATACCATATTTAAATTAATGTTGGATCAACAGGTTCTTAAACAGAATTACGATACTATGAATTTAAATGGGTAAACAAACCATTGCCAGATATTTTGAGTAGTAAATGTCTGTCCGTTGACTTCTGTAGTAGGAGATCTCATCCGAATCCAAGTAAAATTATACTCGGTGCAACTCGAAAATCTGATAAATTTGGAAAAATTACTTTTTCGTGGATATTTTGAAGGTAAAAAAGACATTGATTCTTTAAAGAAGATATTAAACCTTCCAAAAATAACAAATTTGAGTATTTTTTTAGGAGAGGTAGACGTAACCTTCCAAAAAGAAAAGTGGTCAATAGAGGTAGAAGGAAAAGAGAAAGTTACCGTTAACTCTAAAGAGGAATTATTAAAGTTAATTGAAACCTTTGAATTAACACTTGTTGATTAAACTTTTAATGGTTCTTTAAAACCATTAAAAGTGTTCATTATTACGTATACACCCTATCTATGTCAACATTGATAGAGTCAGTATCGACCTTAACAAGACCCGTTGTTGAAAAATTGGAGTTTAAAAACTGTGTCAAAAATTGTGGATCAGAGAAAGCATCAAATCCATCCGAATGAATAAACAAAAGTATGGCGTTGTTGCTGCTTTCTTTTAATAAAAACGACAATCCACCCACTTTATTTAGTATACAGGTATTTTGAATCAGTTGAACCTTATTTAAAGTTTCATTTTTCGATACTAATATGATTGAATCAACCTTAATTTCTTGTTTTAAAATATTTCTGATTAAGGTTAAAAGGTTTTCAATATTTGAGAAAGATTCAATGATTAAAACCAACCTTTTATGGTAGGTTGGTTTATATTGATAGTTTTTGATCAAACTGTGGTCACTCATTCCATACGTTGTATTTTTTTTCTTTGGCAACTTTTTTATGGATAAAATTGTCCACGTTACAAAAAATCCAATTAAGAATGCGACTATGGTTAAATTTTCCATGTTACTTTATTATTTGTATTATTTGATCTTTCATGTTCTTGGGACATGAAAGATTTATGGTTTGAGTTAACTTTTACCTGGAGGAACTTAAATTTGAGAGTTATTTTGAAAGTATTTTATATTTTTGATCGTTGATGACCTTCATTTCATCTATTAATTCTTGTTGGGTTACTTCGGACTCTTCAAGATCTAAATTATTTCCACTGAATTGAACATTTTTAGCCCTCAATTCATCCTTAATTCGGTTGTACAAAGTTTTAGAGTTTGGATTGGCCTTAAAGTCAAGAAGAATAGTCATATTGGGAAATAACAAAGTTTGAGTCTTAATTCTACGTTCAGTATAACCATGTTGGGCTCGAATGGTGTAGTATTGAAAAGTTTGATCATCGTTACGTTTAATAAGAACAAATCTCTCTTGTTTGTCTTCGTCTACTGGAAGAGATGCTCTATCTTCGACTGCTATACCTAACTTACGCTGGACTTTCTTTACTTCTTTCTTGAGACCTTTGTTATTATCGAGTAGCTCTTCGTTCTGATCTTTGACTTCTTCGAGACTGATACCGAGAGAGCGCATATACTGTTCTTGTCTTGCCATGATTTGTTTTTGTTCTTTAAGGACCTCTCTATCATGTGTTCTATCTTCTTCTTGTTTGGCAATTGTTAGATTTAATTTAGCCATAGATTCTTCTAAAGTTGTTATCTTTCTTTGTGCTTCGCGATGGTTAAAATAGAGTGTATATTCAACATATAGTTTAAGAAGTTCTTCAAGATCAATATAATACTGTCTTATGATGTGACCATTCTTAGTTTTAAGCTGCATAATAGCCATTTTTATATCATTAGGTTCCATGATAAGAAATTTAGATTTAGCTACATCGCAATGAGCCATTGTATTAATTTCGCTTGTGATAGAAGGATATAACTCAACTTCTTTATCATTTCCAGTCAATTGATTATAGCATATATCGTTACGTTGAAGCATTTTTATAAAATTTTTACGTTGTTCTTTGATTTCACCTTCATATCCAAACCACTTTAAAACCATAGGGGTCAGATACACCCTATGGTTTCCAACCACAACTTGCCAAAAGTAATCAAACATGGTCATATTAAGCTTAAATTTGGTTACTTCAATAAACTTCATGATATCAAGAAGTTGGAAGCTTTTATCTAAAGCTTTACGTATTTTAGGGTTACTTGATCCATTTTCAGTATCAATCTTGATACCTAAAAAATTAATATTTTCTTTGATAGTAAGGTTAGACATATCTTTATTTTCATCTTCATTTTCAATAAAAAATTCATTTTTTGTTTGGTCTTTACGAACCTTTTCCAGAATAGTATAAATAGTGGGTTTAGAAACCTTAAATTGTTGAGATATTTTAGATACTGAAACCCCCTTTTCATACAAAGAAAGTATTTTTTCATGATTCTCTTTTGATAATCTTGTTTTAACAATTTTAGTTTCCATTTATTACTTGGAAAAAAATAATTAAAAATAAAGCAACTATCTTTATTTTGTTGTTCCTCAGATTGTTTAGGGTCTTTCCACTTGAAGTCGGCTAAGAGTTTCTGAATATGGTTATCAACATCCTTTGAGTTGTAACACTTTATGGCAAACACATAGTAGTACTTCGTCCGGCGAAAGCCGGACTACGTAATCTTTTTTGACCGAAGGTCAAAAAAGATGAGTACCCATCTCCAACCCCTTTAGCTCGACCGGTATGGTACCCACCAATACGACTACTTAAACGTATGGTAGAACCAACCTTCCACAGCCTCTCGAGCGCATAAAAATCGTTTGTGGCTATGTAGATCCATTCCATCTTTCTTTAATGGTTATTCTCTTCATAAACTTGTTGACTCTGATAGCCTTACGTTCAGCCGTTACAAGTTTGTTTCTTAGTTCTTCCCCTTCTCTTTTCAAATCTTCTTCTGATTTTTCTTTTATGGCTAGTTGTTCCATAGCTTGAGTTAATTGAGATTCAACTTGATATGAACCATACTTTCGGATGGATGGAAGTATGGTTTCGTATACCATATCTTGAAAAGCTTCTGCAAAAGGCACGTTACTATTCATTATAAGGCTATACAATCGTTTATATACACTGCCTTTCCATCGTGATAATTTAATGGTTGATTTGAACCTAATAGTTGGGACCCATTTTGGGTCCCAACTAGTTGTGATAACTCTTTTTTATGTTTAGGTTTAACATGAGTTAACAACGCCTTTTTGGGATTTTTGTGGCCTAAAGATCCACACATATCAATACGGATCGTCTATGGTTCCGTTTAATTTTACTTGGTGGAAAGAACCACCAATAGTTATAGTCAAATATTCACGACACTTTGTCAAGAATCGACATTCATCTTTATTTTGACTTCAATTTTAAAAAATATTTCAATTTTATTTTTTTATGCCAATAAATAGAATTTAACCCATCCATTCTAACAACAATACGCGCACGTGCGCGTATTGTTTACCAGTCATACTAGCCCACCATAAATCCAAGGTTATCTTTGATCTCAAACTCAGCTTCTTTTACAAAGGTTAATATATCTTAATAACCCTTTCATCCTAATTTTTTAATTTTAATGGTTATTCAAACCATTAAAATATTTATTTCTTGGATTTTGTCTCAATACAATTGGACTCTATCTCATTTAATTGGATACCAAATCTAAGATCAATTCGTACCCTTCTTTTTTCGAATTTTTCCAATTGAAGAACAATGAACCTTCATTTAAAACTTTTACGGCGCCATTGTCTGCTCGTCCACAAGTGAGGTCCCATCCATCATACTGTGAATGATTGCGTAATTTTTCTTTTATATGCTGATAACTATCCATAAAACGACTTTCATCCAAAATTTCACCGTTGTATCTCCAATTAACTTGTTTTCGACCCTTTTTAACTTCTGTAATATTAAAGGTCAAATATAAGGTCTCCGACTCCTTTTCAACTATGCGTGCGACTAAAGCCTCCATCTTTATTTATTTATCTCAGAAAAATTGTAGAATGTTCAAATAAATATTGTTCCGATATTCAACCAGAACAACGAGAACAATGTACTTTTATGCCGTGTGTAAATGTTTGTTATGAAATAAATTTTTAATGGCTATCAAAGCCATTAAAAACTGTTTACTGTGTGTGATAGGTCGACCCGTCAAGCAAATGGGTTATTCTACGGGATCTCTCCATTGCCAAACACCAGGTTCAATTTCAACCACGTTTTCTTGTTTTAAACAATCTTTGCACATTTTATGCTGAAAGGCCATCTTATCAAAGCATATTGAACAACCATTCAATGTTTTGAACCATGGAAGTTTTTCGTGGAATCTATGGCTAAAATCACCTTTTCTGTATTGTTTCAAAATATTCAAGTTAAAATTGTGAACATTTTTAACAATGAACGACTCTTTCAAAGACGAATGATAGCTTAATTTCCTCCAAACTTCAACTGGAAGGTTATCCAGAACCTCTTGGGGAAGTAAATGCAATTGAGAAGGCGTTAGTAACCTCATAAGTCTTGTTAAAGCTAAAAAGTTTTTTATGGTTGTTGATGGCGTATGTAGGTCAATTCTAGCTTAAAAGCTTTGATGATGTCAATTTCACCATATTCATCATTGTCAAGTATTTTATCAATGACATGCAGCATTCTATCCAATTTGTTCATTTTTTATTTTATGGTTATTTTTAGCTGAAAGAATTCAATTTTCGAGAGTTAATAAATATGGCTAAACATCCCCAACAAATGTTGAAAAAAAATATTCAAACTATAGAAGATCTTAAACAGTTCTATATTCAAAACCCAGAGAATCATCCATTTTATGAGTCAAATTGGAAAATTTTCTGGAATAATGAAGAAGATTGACCCTAACACTTATGATTTTATTCCAGAGTGGAAAATTTACTGGTGGGATCGTATGACAAATTATTATTTGAAACAATTGGATGACTAATTACTTTTATGATCAAAATAGCCATTAAATTTGAAAAAGGGGTTACTACCCACTAGCTAACTTTATGCTTCTTTTAACCATAAAAATGAAAACTTGAAATTTTTCCTAGGTTGAGCTCTCAAAAAAATATTTGGTCGTTTTCAAAAAGTGGATTTTTAATGGTCTAAATGACTATTAAAAATTAAAAAATATTTTTTATCATGATTTGAGTTGTCTTCAGAAAATTTTAACAATAATTTTTGCATTTGAAACATTTTAATGGTGCATCAGACATTGCCATAATAAAAGGAATAATTGTGATTAAACCCAACCATGATATGCCACAACACAACGCCAACCTTCTAAATATCTCTGATTTTTCTGGGAAGAAGTAACCTTCAATAAGTGCGCCTGGAATAGTGACTGGAAGTAAGCACGTCGTGAACAACATTCTACCGATATAAAACATGCTTCTTTTAAAGAATGAATCGTTATAAATAATTCTGGTCCATTTACTACATAAACATTTGGATTCCATTGTATTTATTTAACAATTTTTTTCAAGAAAAAATTCATTTTTTAAAAATAGAAAAAGTTATGGTTTATATAACTTTATAAAAGAGAATACTGTTTTTACCATTTTTCAGAATCCACTTTTTGAAAATTAGAAATTTTATAGATCAAAATAGCCATTAAATTTGAAAAAGGGGTTACTACCCACTAGCTAACTTTATGCTTCTTTTAACCATAAAAATGAAAACTTGAAATTTTTCCTAGGTTTGACCCTTGCTCTCAAAAAAATATTTGGTCGTTTTCAAAAAGTGGATTTTTAATGGTCTAAATGACTATTAAAAATTAAAAAATATTTTTTATCATGATTTGAGTTGTCTTCAGAAAATTACCAAGGCCAATCACCAGTTAGACTAGCTTTAGCATACTCGGTTGGCTTGTTTTCGAAAAAGTTTGTATGAGTGGGGGCATTAAGGATGTCTTCGACCCAATCCAAAGGATTTTCTTTAACCTTGTAAATTCCCTGATATCCCATGGTAGTTAGTCGTCTATCTGTGATATATCTTATGTAGTTCTTGACATCTTCTTTTGTAAGGTCACGCATGTCCCCAAACTTAAATGCCAAATCGATAAAACTGTCTTCTAACTCAACTATTCGGTTGGCAGTCCAGTAAACCCTGTCTTTGAGCACGTCTAACCGAATATAATCTTTGTTCTCATCAACAAGTGTGCAATACAATTGCATCATTGAGTTTGTATGGTGGGTTTCATCCGCTATTGACCATTGAATTATTTGGCCCATTTTCTTCATAAGACCGTGCCTAGTAAAATTTAATAACATGATGAACGAAGAAAATAGCTGTACTCCCTCTATAAAAGCCGAAAATAAAGCGACTTTTGTTGCAATTTCTTCAAGTTTCTCGTCGTATCCAAATAATAAAAATTTGAAAAATCTTGTGATTGGATTTGACCTAAATCTCTTATTGAAAACAAACTCGTGTTTGTCCTTCATGGCCTTGAACTGCATAAACTCTTGATAGGTGACATCGGGTAAATTCAGAGTTGTAATCAGATGGGAGTAACTGGCAATATGCATGGCTTCTCGAGCCCCAAAGCCAAACAACATCATTCTAACTTCTGGTTGTTTGAAAATTTGGAGATAGTCCACATAACCGGCGGCAACATCAACGTCTCCTTGAGTGAAATATCTCAATATCTGAATTAAAAATGTCTTCTCCGACTCGTTGAGTTTGTTTATCCAATCATTTACGTCATCTTGCATATTGAGCTCTTTGAACGACCAATGTGCGTGTTCATGAACATCCCATTTTTCATAGCACTGTGGGTACTCGAACGGTTTAAAATTGGTTCTTTCAGAAGCCAATTTTATTTGTGGATAAAAAGATCCACTCATCCAAAGATTTTTTATCATGGATCTTTTGACCATTAATAATAGTATAATTAATAAAATTCCGACAAGAATTAACAACATGGTATTTATTTATTTAAGGAATTTTTTTCAGAAATTTCATTTTTTTGGAATTGAAAAATGGTTAAAAGAATCCACAATCGATCAGATATATTTTTCAAAACCCCAGGTAATAAATGTTCAGGGTCGAAAATAACGTCGGATGTCTGAGTTCCAGAGTGGACATCATTGAAACAATCATCAGCAATATATTGAATAAAGTCAACCAAATTTCTGAAATCCAAACACATGAAGAATATGCAAAAAATGTTCGTCTTACGGAAGAGATCAAGACCGATATCGCAAAACTTGAAGAGTCGTTGAGACAAACAACAAAGAAAATTCCTGAGATCGATATGAAGAAATTTTCCGAGATCGACCAATGCAAGTCGGATATCGCAACTCTCAAACAAACAACGAAAAAGTTTTTTGAAATCGACCACAAGTCGGAT